CGAATGTATAAACAGTTTATTCACAGTATTCATAATATAACAAGTATATCTTACTATAAAAGAGAGGAGTTGTAAACCCCCCTCCCCCTTATTTATATCACTTTGTTTCAACGAACTCGTAAAGTTCACGCGCCTTTGCCTTGATTTCACTCGGCTGTGGCATTTGTGGTATAAATGCTTTGATTTGATCTAAACGATCTTCTAACTTGTCAAGATACGCTCTGCCACCAGTTTCCTTATAGTCGGCGATTGTATTTTCAAGTTCATTATGTAGATGCCAAAAAGCACCATTCATTTGATCATAACGATTCATTTCGAGATCACGCGCCATTTCTAGCACTTTAAAACGTAGTTCATAAGGATTGGACATAATATGTCTCCTGTGTGTGTTGTGTGTTAGATGAGATTCTTAATCACATCATTGTATTTCTCTTTATCGTAAGAGATAAACGAGCCGTATTTAATCAGCTTATCACGTATCTTAGGCCACAAGATAGTGTCTGATATGCAACTATCCCAATAATGGAACATGTTACATGTACCGTTAAGGATCACCATGGTCTCAGCCATAATTTCCCTACGGTTGAACATATTCAGTATCTTAGGATAGTCACCAGATCTCACAGTGAACGCCTCATCGAGACTATCAAACTGTGATAGATCATTCTTAAACAGATATTCTAACGACTGATGGCGTTTTAGGGTCTCTTTATATCTGTCTATGCATTCTTGTTCAAGGAGTTGCCCTGCCCACAAGTCTGGATTCTCCATGAAATTGCAGGCGAGGTACAACTCGAGGTTCTCTTTCTTAGAGAGCTTATGAAAGAAAAAGCGGTCTTGCCGTAGGTTAAACTTATCCTTGCGTGCATTCGTCTTGCCATGATATTTAAAATAATCATATGATGGCTGAGAGAAATGCAGTTTGATCGCAAGGTACTTCTGATATGCATCAAAAGGTTCAATCATATAGGTAAACGTGCAGTCTTCTGTAAAAAGTTTAAGTCTTCAGCTTCTTCTTGGATCTTTGCTTTGAGCACTAGATTCTTTCGAATGTACTGCGCCACTGCCTCGATCTCAATATCGTTTCTTTCGCAATAATGTAAAATGGCATCCATATAATCGATCGAATCTTTCTCACGTAGCTTCTCTATTTCGAATAGAAAAGACTGAGCGCCGAATTCCTTCGGCGCATCGTCGATTACTTTTGACATATTACTATTTCGCTTTTTTAGCTTGCTTTTGAAGTTCAGCAACCATCTTCTCTTTTGTCTGACGTCGATCAAGTTCAATACCAACTTCTTTGGCTAGTTCATCGATCTTTGCTTTAGTCAGCTTCATCAGTTGCGCTTTAGTAGGAAGTTTATCCAACGCTTCTTTCACTGCATCCTCAACATCGTCAATGACTTCTTCAAACTTTTCTTCGACTGCTTCGCGAGCTTCATCCATGTCTTCTTGGAAGTCATCGATTTTTTTGCTTACTTTCGGCCAAAAGAAAAAGGCAGCTACTGCTACTGCTACCACACCTAAAATTACTAATTCCATAACAAATCCTCCTCTGTATGGAATAATATTTATATGTTAAAAAAAGGCAGCCGACCACGTCCCTCCGTGGCCGCGAGCTGCCAAACCCTTACGCTGCTTGAGCGTATTCAATTGCCATACCTAAAGCGTTGATGTTCGTGTTCTTGTTATGACCGAACCAAGCTGACTGCAGTCGAGTATCTTGACTGTTGCCGAGAGTGTGATTAGTCATGTAAGTCACTGCGTTGTAAGCATTCCACCATGTACCTTCGGCGAGTGATGCACCAGGTTGAGTGTTAATGATTTCCATTGCAGTGCGAGCGTTACGCGAACCAGCTTTCTTACCTTCTTGGAATGACTTCATTAGCTCGTCAAAGTCCATTGTACCAGCACGATTGGTGGTAACAGGGAAGACTTGGTTGAAGTACTCGAACAAGTCAGCTTGCTTATAGTACTTCTTCGAGAGGAAATCAGCCATTTCATGGTAAGTTTCCATCTTCTTAGATGCCTCGTCGAGGGCTAAGCGGACACGCTCTGCGTCAAACTCTGACTTGTGGTTCAGAGAAATGCCGAGCGATGCTTTGCCTTCGAGAGACATAGACAGGGTGTTATTGCAAACGACCCGAATGGGTGTGAATCGAACATCGACACCGCGACCATAATTATGTGGATTTGACAGCAAGAGGTAAGAGTCTACCTGATCCTTACCGCCAAAGAGAGAAAAAGATTCGTTAATCTTAGCGAGTCCCCAAACAATCTGGCCATCTTTCAACGATCCAGCAGTGTGCATCGTCATGCCGCCAGCCTTAACATACTCGTCAAAGAACTCGAATGCATCAGCATTTTGGACTGGGATCCACTGATCTCCTACAACATCGAGCACTTTGTTATCGGACGAACGAACCAAAGCTTTTTTGCCAGTAATAGTGATCTCTTCACCATCTACCAGCGTAGTAATAGGATGACGCTCTACTGACCAATCAAGACCAGCAACCTTCATCATCTCCTGAGGCGTCAGGTCATCAGCTACTTTAACACCAAGACCGTGCCAAGGAACTTCACCTGCGTATGCCATTGTTTCAACCATATGTGCCATAATATAATCCCTCCTACAGGATGTTTAACTCAATTAATATAACCATTCTACCAAAAAAAACTAGTATTGTACATAGTTTTTTTCAAATAAATTTACTAAATTTCCTGACTTGAGCTGGATAAACTTACGACGAGCCCGATCGAAAAATCGTGGCTTGCCAAAAAAGATCCACTCGGCCGTACCAGTTTTGACATAGCCTACACACTTACCTGCATCATTGACAGCATAGGTGTGGTTAGGTACATTATACTCACAATCAGGCCACTCAGTTATTTCTTTGAAGATTCTCATTTCCATTCAATCCAAATACGTGTTCCACCAGTTTCATCCCAAGTCCATGCACAACCACTCTCTTCTATGATCGGCAGAATTGCCTTGAGATTCTCTACACCTTTCTTTGTTCCATCGAAACAAAAGTGACTACCTTCAGCATCGTCACCGTGTTCGTAATATGAAGTGTGGTAACCTGCACCATCACAATCCATACAATCTTCTTCGGTCTCTTCACCATCAGAATCGTGACATTCCATAATGTAACCATCGCCTTCGCAATACTCACACTCTTCCTCTTCTCTTTCACAATCTTGCTCATGATTGAAAAGAACCTTTGAAAGATCTGCTTCGTCAGGCACATCGCACCAGGCACATGAGCTACAGCATGATAATTTCCAACCAACAAACCAACCTTCGGCTTGAAGATTTTCTTGTAATTTTTTAAAGCTCATTTGGCAACTCCGGTGGTATTTGTTTCAATATAAGTTCAAGCAGTGCAGCTTCAAACTTATTCCATTCACGGTCATCAACTGCATCCTCGCGGCCCCGTGTTCTCTTCATCAGAGGAAATACTCCGAGGTGAAAATCATCATACGCGAAGTAATGGTCCATTAGATTAGTAAACTCGCGTGCTGCTAGTTCTCGCCTAGTCATGCACGCAAACCCTCGAGAATATCTTGCAAACCTTCAGTAGTCTGAAGATTTTGCATGAACTGACGCTTGAGACGAGCTCGTGTAGCATTGACAGCAGGATCGATACGATTGTCGACTGATGAGAAAGAGGTAGACTCTTGACTCGTCAGCTGATCGTAGATATTGACGATCGTCTTGGCATGCTTGTGAGCTACCCATACATTACGACCATTGTCAGTACGAACCCAATGAAGTGGCTTCGGATTGCCGATCGAGTCGACGATCTTACGAAGCTGAATAATCATTTGCGGTTGCTTGAAGTCAGGATCAAACTGCTCGACTTCTTCGACTGCAAACGGATCGTTCTTTCTTTTTCTACCCATAATATTTTTCCTTTATCGTAAGACTAGTGCCGGCAAGTAAAAGTAACCGACAACAATAAAAACAGAAATCAATAATGCTGATAGCATTGCTTTGTCCATACTATCCATTACGCTGCCTCCTGTGCGTAGGTGTCTAACCAAGCGCGAAGCTCGGAGAATTTAATAACATCACCGTTTACCATTTCGAAGGCAACACCGTGATGTACTTCCTCGCCATTGTCCAACACGTCATACGCGGTGAACTCCTTCGCGATTTCAGCACGTATACCAGACATCGGCCGGTTTTCAGTCGTGCGGTTAAAGGAGATACGATCTTCCTTAATCGTACCATAATAAGGTGCGTCCCAGTCAGGGGTGTGGTCGGCAAGACGGAAGTCGATATCATCGACAACAGTCTCACCAACGGAGTACTCTTCGAAGTACTCAGACTTACTGGTACAAGCAGCCTCGACACGGGCCCACCACTGAGGGTCCATGTTCTCCTCGATGGTGCAGTTGAAAATGTAGGTGTTACCACCCTTTGGCTTCCAGTACTGCGGGCACTCACCGGTGCCGTCCCAATCGTGGGCACCGTAGTTTTCCATGTGTTGAGTCTGAATGATCGCTTTCATAAGTATATCTCCATTTGACAAGAGCCATTATACCCTGCTGAGATGGGGTTGTACATCTCTAAGTCTTTGATTTTGTTAGCC